TCACTGATGAGTTGGTCAGCGCCGCATTCGCAATGTTGGTCAGCGTGTTGGTTGACCCGCTGATCGACTTATTGGTGAAGGTCTGAATCCCCGCCAGGGTCGCCACAGTGCTGTCGATGGCTACGGTGACCGCCGTCCCGCCGTTAAAGCTTGTTCCGGTTAAACCAGTGCCAATGGTCAATGCATTGGTCGTATTGGCAGTGATCGTCCCCGAAGACCCCAAAGACACCGTTTGGCCATTGAAGGTCACCGATGAATTGGTCAGACTGCTGTTGCCAATGTTTGTCAGAGTGTTGGACGATCCACTGATTGATTTACTGGTGAAGGTTTGCACATCCGTCAACGTGGCCACGGTTGAATCAATGGCCACAGTGACTGCGCCAGAACCGTCGTATGAAGTGCCAGTCAGCCCAGTCCCAATGGTTAAAGCATTAAGATTCGACCCCAGCGACACGCCTGAAATTGTGCTGTTTGTGAGCGCACTGTTGGGGATGTTGGTAAATGTGTTGCTCGACCCACTCATTGACTTGCTGGTCAAGGTCTGAGCACCGGAAAGGGTTGCAACGGTGGAATCAATAGCGATGGTGACGGGGGCAGAGCCGTTATAGCTCGTGCCCGTCAGGCCAGTGCCTATGGTCAAGGCATTGGAGGCCGTGGCTGTGACCGTAATCGAGCCACCCAAGCTCACCGATGAGCCATTGATTGTGATGGCACTGTTGGCCAACTGTGCATTAGAAACGGTGCCAGACAAATCTGTCGTTGGTATGGTCAACGAGGAGGTCATGGCAAATACGCCGTTGCCGTACATGTATCCGGTTAAACCAGATGCGCCAGTGCCGCCACTTGAAGCATTTAGGGTGCCGCCCAAGGTGATGGCACCCGTGGTACTGGTATTGGGGGTGAATCCGGTGCTACCAGCACTGAAGGAAGACACACCACCGGTCAGGCTGAATTGATTCCAGCCGGTGCTGGTGTAGCCTTCAAATTGCGCAATATCGGTGTTGTAGCGCACGGTTCCCAGGTAGGTGACCCGCTGGCCAGTGGTGCCGTTCGGAATGGTAATTCCGCCGTTGCCTGGGATGATGGGGTCATTGGCCAGCCCAATCGTCACGTTCCCAGATCCATCTCCATTGAGCACACTGGTTTGATTGCTCACGCCCAGGATATTGATCTTGGCAGGGGCTCCTGACTGAAGAACCAAGATTCCGGTGCCGGTCTGTGACACCAAATTGCTCAGGAACGTGCCAAGGCCGATTGTGGGGTCGCCAGCGGTCCCGTCGGCGTTGGTAATGGTAAGGCCTGAGTTGACCGCCAAAGTGCGCCCTGTGAGCGTATTTGAGCCCGTCTTGACCTGTATGCCGGTGGGGCTGGTGTTCAGCGACAAAGCCGAACCAATCAGATTGATTTGAAGGGTGGAACCCGCGCCACTGTCGGTCAGCGACAGGCCGCTATTGGTGGAAATCTGCCGAGCATTGGTCAACCCAGCCGTTGATCCCACCGTCAAAAATGGGTAATTCAACGCTCCAGCACCTGAAATGGCGGCGGACGTTGTCTGAACAGTCACACCGTTTTGGACAATTGGTACCGCTTCAGTACCGGTCAACGCCTGGGCCTGTGGGAGTTGGGTGATGGTTATTTGCGCCATGTCAATTGCTCGGTGAGATGATGTTGGTGTTGCCGTTTTGTTGCGGTGTGGTGGACCCGTTTTGAGTGCTGATGTACACCTCGGTTGGATTGCCTCCAGGGATGTTGGTTCCCGTTGGTGTCACCACCATGCCGTCATCATTTACCGCAACGCTAACATCAGGCCTTGGAAATTGCAAGGTGATGCGCTCAGTCTTCCTGGCCGGTAACCGATATGGATCTTTTTGATCCGCGCACCCCTGCTGACACACCTTTAACCCAGGGAAATTGGGATCGGGCATGGCCTCAATAATCGCTCTCTTCATCTTGCAACGATCGCAAATGAAGATTGCAATTACTGCATTGCCTTCGGTGTTGAGGAATCTTGGCATCGATTACCTCGTATACACGCTGATGTTGGGTGCGTAGTAAATCGGTGATCTGTCGCGGTTCTCAGACTCGGCCATCTGGAAGTATTTCTCAGCTTGGCCTTCCAAGTATTGAATTCTGGCCAAGTCAATTTGGGGCAACAGCAAGCTCATCTGGTGAGCCAGCATCATCTGGATAGCCTGATAGAAGTACTGTGGAAGCTCCAACTCGCCATTGAGGTCGCCCACATCCATCACTTGCCGGGAGTACCAAATGGTCATCTGGTAGAACGGGTCCGATGGTGTTGGCCACAAAGTAATCTTGGCCTGGGGCAAAGTCCGGTTAAACCAGTATTGAAATGGCTGGTTGGCCGTGAAATTCTTGTTGGGCAGGTTGGTGTAGTCGTCCCGGTTTAACCGGGCCATGGTGATTTCAGTGGAGTTGTTCCCCACATAAAACTCAGCCACGTTCAGGGTGCCACCACCCGTTTCCCGCATGCGGTAAAGCGGAGCGGTGACGCCGGGATCAATGTCGTACCACAGCCAAGTGCCAGATACCCAGGTAGTGACACCCGTGTCTTCCAGCAAATTCCATGTGACCCCATCATTCGACCACTCCAAAAGGATGTGGAATGAACCCGATGTGGCAGGCAGGATACCAATTGAACCGGCATAAATTGGGTTGCCCACACCGTAATTGATGGTGATGTTGCCATTGGGTGATGTTTGCGCATCAGACGTGGTGACATCATTGTCAAAGGCCAATGCGGCATTGCCAGACGATGCGGAAACACTTCCGGTGGGGCGCTCCATGCGGCGATACAGGGCGTTGAGCACGTCATTGCCACCCACGGGTAGCAAATACTCGTACTGGTCCATGTTCAAGCCATAGACCTTCTTTTCAATCGCCCAGTAGTTGATGCCCTGGTTGATCAGGTTGCTGAGGATGAAGAAGAGGGCTTGCTTTGAAGCTTGAACCTGCTCGACGGTCAGTTCTTCGGCCAGTTTTCCCGCTTGACGGGCACCCTGGTCGATGAATTGCTGTACCGAAACAACAGTTTGGCCAACCGTACCGCTGTATGCCATTTATTACCTCACCAGCCGGGGCAATCCCAGCGCTTCAACGATGCTTTGGCCCTTGGCGCATCACCCTTGGAGTGCTCCACCACACCGCTCATTCGGGCGCAGAAAGAGTCCTTGCGTGACCCGCCTTGGGGTTGCGGAGCCTTTAGATTTGATCCAGTCTCACGGTTGTATTTTGCCCGACCTTTGGCGGTTAATCCAGCGCCTTTGGACACTGGAAGCTTCTCGCCACGGCCAATGGCCAAAGACACACCGCCTTCTTTCAATTTGGCGGTTTTTGCTGACTCTCGGAAGGCTTCAGCCGTTGGCGCACCTTTTGCCCCAGGCTTGCGCATGCGCTCACCAGAGCCTTCAGCGATTCTTTCACGTTTTGCATGAAGGTTTGCATACAGACCCTTTTTCATGAATTACCAGCAAGACTTGGCCTTGCCGCCTTTGCTGTATGAAGATGGATTGGATTTCTTCGCGGCTTGGATTCTGCTCGACAGCTTGCCCATTTCGCTTTCCATGCCACGAGCTTCGCGCTCTGCCGGGGAAAGATTCTGCTCACGGTCGGCCATCTGATACCTGCTACCGCCCAAGCTTTCGTACTTGGCCTTCATAGCTTGGTGTTGCTTCTCCAGCCCAGACAACCCGGCGGTGTCTTCCTTCAAGCGCTTTTGACTTGCGGCTTTGTCCTTGGCCATCAATGCCGCACGGCCAGGGCCTGGACGGCTGATTTTTGCCGCAAATGCCTGCAAATTCTTGATCAAATCAGGTTGTTTCACGCCGCCACCATCAGCCTTTTTTGCCGCACGTTTGACCGCATAAGCGATGGCCACAGCCTGCTTCTGCGGCTTGCCCGAGGAAATCTCAGCCTTGATGTTGGACTTAAATGCCTTGGGCGATTTTGATTTGATGAGCGGCATACATCACCCGCAAAAAATAGTGACTGACGCACTGGCAGGCAATGTGACATGAATGCTTGTGTTAAAGCGGATACCGTTGCCAGGAATCAACGTAGAAATCACCGCAGTGTTGGTTGTGATGTTTACGCGCAAACGCTCAGTACCACCAGAACCGCCATCACGAAACACAATTTCCCCGGCAACACCGCCAGAGGCCAGTTGGTAACCAGCAAGGTTTGTTGCGCCAGCGTACATCGTGCCAGTCGCATCTTCATGGACGGCGAATACATTCGTCAATGTTGACATATCTCTCTCCGATTAAAAGCGGGGGCCGAAGCCCCCACTCAGTTCAGCACATTGCTCGACCACCGCGCCGTTTGGGGGCCACCGTAACCGATTTCTCGGTTTTGGTCACTGACCCAGCAGGCACTTCCGGTTTGCTGGCAAACAGGCCTTTGACGCCTTCATACATGCGTTTTGGAGCACCCAGGATGCTTTCACGCATCGCTTGGTTTTCCTTTTTCTGAACTTCTTTTTCAATTTGCATGCGACGGGTTTCACTGTCAATGACAGCGTCCCCGTCAGCAAACTTTTTTACGTTGCCGCCCTTCTTGAAGGTGCCAGACTGCAAGCTGTTCGCCACGGGTCGGCTGACAGGATGACGGGGCATTTTTACTGCCTTGCCGTCATCAATGACATTACCGCCCGTGGCGTAGTGCTTTTTTGCGGCACCACCGCGCTTGTAGCCACCAGCATTGGCTTCCTTGACCTCACCAGTGGTGGTGTTGGTCACGCCGGGTTTGGCCGTGTCAGCAGGCCGGTTTTCCCAATCGACATTGCCGCCTTTTGCAAATCCGCCAGCGTTGGACATGCGCACGCCTCCCGTGCCATGAGCACGATCAGCCTTGTCGCCATCCACCACTTTGGTGTTTGCAAACTTGCCAGCATTGCCTTCAATGGTTCCACCAGCTTTGTAGCCACCAGCGTTGCCCTCTTTCACCTTGCCAGTGCCGTGAGCTTTGTCAGTCTTGTCGCCATCGACCACTTTGGTCTTGACGAAAGGCTTGACGCTGTTCTTCAGCGTGGTTTTGGTTTCAGCGGAATCAATCTTGCCGCCAGAGGCTTTGCCATGGGCCTTGGAGGCCGACATTGCTTCGTGGTGCTTGAGTTCTTTTTCCAGCTTGGCAACCTGAGCGCTGGTCGAGCCACCCTTCTTCATGCCGGTGAGGGCACGACGAACCTTGGCGGCGCGAGCCATACGAGCGGCGGCAGGCATTGCGGCCATGGCGGTGGGGCTCATGGCGCTCATGCCACCCATGCCAGCGGCAGGAGCCGCAGGCATTGCCCCAGGCATCATCCCACCCATTTGCTTGTGAGCGACTTTGCCGCCCTTGGCATACTGGTTGGGGTTCATTGCCTTGCGACGATCAGCCATTGAAGGCTTTTTCGGCGCTTTGCCATGTTCAGCGGCCTCGAAGTCAGCCGGTTCGCAGTGCATGGCTTTGTGCCCTGCCATGCCACCGGATGCCATCTTGGAGTGAACATTGCCACCCTTTTTGAGCTTCAGAATGACTGAAGGCTCAGTGGTCATCATTTTGACCATCGGCTTGAATTGGCCCATGATTACCGCTCCTTGGCTACATAGATGTAGTCCACCGTCATGGTTTTGGCAACTGCCTCACCATTCTGGATTGCGATGGTGACTGTCATGTCCTCATCGTCAGGCAGGTTGGTTGTCACTGAGCTACCCGTGTAGGTGCCATTGACAAAATACTGCACTGCCGAAGATCCGTCATAGTAAAAACCAAGACGGATGTAGGTGTCATTGGCCATCGTGGCGATTGAGCTTGCAGTCGTTGCCGTGTTGTTTTTCTCAACAAGGAAATTAACCGTCGCAGCACCATCAGCTTTGATGAAGAACACGCCATCAGTCACATCAAGCGGGGTGGTGTCAGTGATCTGAAGACCGATGACAACATCCGATTGCGTGGCATCACTTACCTTGAAACGGGCCTCGAAGAACAGAGCCTTACCAGTAGCAAAACGGAATGACTCACCAACCTTCTGCAAGGAGATTAAGTCATTGTCTGCAGCCGTGTTGGTCAACAGCAATAAGCCGCCATCGCCGTCAGTGAGTGCCTGCGTGGCACCGGCCTGCGTCTCTGTAACGGTCCAGTTAGCCGCGGTGTAATAGTCGAAGTCTTCAAAGTAGGTGTGGAAATTCGTAGCTGCTGGCTGCCCTAATTCGGCAAACAGCGACTGCTCACCCACATTGGTGACCCCATTAGGAAACCGAGTCGTAGTCATGCTTTAACTCCTATAAGACGGGGGCCGAAGCCCCCTGGTTTCCTTAGACGCCAGGCGTACCGTACATGGCACGGGGATCAGTGAAGCCAACGTCATAACGCTCAGTTGCCTTGTAGCGCATGGTGTCGGTTTCAAAGTCACCTTCCATGGTCTTCTCAAGGCCGCGGCGCATCATGAGCTTCATGCCCTCGGGCGCATCGGTCTGGACCCACCATGCAGTGCTCGAGGTCAAACGTGACAGGACCGCAGCGCCTTCATCGAGCAAGCCGATGGATTTGACTGGGTTGATGTCATTGTTTGCCTGGCCGGCACGCAAGACGGACTTCAGCAGGACCTCAGCCTGGAAGATGTTGCCAGGAGCAACGACAAGCTGTCGTGGCACGAGGCGGATCTTCTTGCCGTTGTTGTCCACTGCCTGACGGA